GCGCGCCTATGTGCATCAGCGCCGTCGGCTCGGCATGGAGGTGTCGGAATCCGCGATCCACGCCGCGCTACACGTCGAAGGTGTGCGTAAGGTCGAGCTGGAAGGCTGGACCGATATCGTCGCTACGCTGTACCAGGCCCCCTACTGCACTGACATTCAGTTATCGGTCGGGGTGGAGTGAATGGGCGCTCAGCACCTTCTCCCGGGCAACTCGACCCCGCTGGAACGCCAGGCGGCAATTGCGCTGGCCCAAATTCAGCGCGTGCCTATCCCGCTGCGACTGCTGTGGAACCCGGACCTTTGCCCTGTCGCCGTTCTGCCCTACCTGGCCTGGTCGTTTTCCGTCGACCGCTGGGACAGCACCTGGTCTGAAGCCACCAAACGCGCGGCCATCCGTGCCGCGTACTTCATCCACTCGCGCAAAGGCACCGTAGGTGCACTACGCCGCGTGGTCGAGCCGCTGGGCTACCTGATTGAGATTGTCGAGTGGTGGCAGGACGTGCCCGAGGGCGTGCCTGGCACATTCAAGTTGCGGATCGGCGTGCTGGATACCGGCATCACCGAAGAGATGTATCAGGAACTCACCTTCCTGATCGATGACGCCAAACCCCGCAGCCGGCACCTCACTGGCTTAGCCATCAGCCTGGAAACCCAAGGCGCCCTAAACATCGGTGTCGCCGTTTATGAAGGCGACGTAATCGACGTCTACCCACCCGTGCAGCGTGACGTTGAAGTCACTGGTTACATCGGTGTGGCCGGGCGTGAACACACCATAGATACCCTGGACGTGTACCCATGATCGATCAGAACTCGCAATTTATGGCGATCCTCACCAACGTGGGGGCCGCAAAATTGGCAAACGCCAACTCGTTGGGGCTTCCCTGGAAGCTCGCGGCACTCGGGGTGGGTGATGCAAATGACACCAATCCCATGCCCAGCGCGACCCAAACCAAACTGATCAACGAACGTCGTCGCGCGCCGCTGAATCAGCTCATGATTGATCCCGTGAACCCGGCTGTCATCATCGCCGAGCAAATCATCCCTGCGGACGTCGGTGGCTGGTGGGTTAGAGAGATTGGCCTGTATGACGAAGATAATGACCTCGTCGCGGTTGCCAACTGTGCCCCGAGTTACAAGGCGTTGATGGACCAAGGATCGGCGCGCACGCTCATCGTGCGGATGAGTCTCATCGTCTCCAGCACCGGCAACATTGTGCTGAAGATCGATCCCGCCGTCGTGCTGGCCACCAGGGAGTATGTCGACCTCTCCTTCGATCGGGTACTTCCACCAAACAAGACCCCCGGCACCTACTTTCAGGTGACGACAGACAAGCGCGGGGTGGTGCAGTCGGGCCGGAACCCCACCACGCTTGGTGGCTTCGGCATCACTGACGGCCTGTTCATCGGCCAGCACGGGTTGGGTGGTCGAAGCGCACCGCAGGTGCCGATCGACACCATCGGCTTGCCCGGCGGGTTTTATTGCTACCTCAATGGCACCACTGGTTTCAGCAACAACGTGGGGCTGGTCAACATCCCCTACGGCACTGAAAACTACGCTGGCCAGATCGGATTCGAACAAGGCAATACAGAGCCCAGGCTGCTGGTGCGCGGCTGCAAGGCTCCGAATGTCTGGACGGCCACCCGCGAACTCTGGCACACCGGCAACTTCAATCCCTCAACGAAGTCCGACAAGGCCACTACGCTGGCTGGGTACGGCATCACCAATGCGTACACCACCACCCAGGTCGACAGTGCGTTGAGCCTGAAAGCCCCGCTGGCGAGTCCCATCCTTACAGGGCAGCCAGAAGCGCCGACAGCGCCGGCCGGGTCCAACAATAAATTGATCGCCAACGCGGCCTTCGTTCAGAAGGCTGTGCAAGATGCGATCACGGCAGTGATGGATGGCGCACCAGGGGCGCTCGACACGCTCAAGGAACTCGCTACAGCGCTGGGCAACGATCCGAACTTTTCCACCACCATCCTCACTGCGCTCAACGGCAAGGCCGCAAAAGCTACGACGCTGGCTGGGTATGGCATTGGTGATGCCATCGCGGTCGGCCAGTTCGGCCTTGGCACCAATGTGGCGCCTGCAAGGCCTATTGATACGGTTGGGTTATCGGGCGGCTTCTACTATTACGGCGATGGCCCCACCAGCTTGGCGAACTACGTTGGGGTGATCAATATTCCCTACGGCGATACCGGCTACTCCGCGCAGATCGGCTTCCGCCAGGGGCAGGTGGAGCCTGAAATTCTGGTCCGTGGCTGCCGGGCGAACGGTGTATGGGGTAACACCCGCAAGCTTTGGCACACCGGCAATCTGGATCCCAACGCGATTTTGCCAACTGGGACGTCGATCGCTTTCGCCGCATCGACCGTGCCCGTGGGCTTTCTCAAGGAAAATGGCGCGGCGGTGTCGCGCACCGTCTATGCCAACCTGTTCGCGGTGATCGGCACCTATTACGGTGCCGGCGACGGCAGTACTACCTTCAATCTGCCTGACAGCCGGGGCGAGTTTTTCCGTGGTGCCGATGATGGGCGCGGGGTTGACCAGGGCCGTGCGGTGGGCAGCTGGCAGGACTCGCAGAACAAGTCCCACGTCCACCTCTATGGCGCACAGCACAACACCAACTTCGGCTTGAGCGCCACCGGTTTGGCCGGCGTAAGCCCTGGCAAGGTCATGTACGAAACCGCGTCATCCGGTGGCGACGAAGCCCGCCCCCGCAACACCGCAAGACTTATGTGTATCAAATACTGAGGTGCCCCATGTCTGAATCCACGCTGATGGTCTACCAAGCCCACCCGCTCACTGGCGAATACACCGGCCCGACCCAGGCTGATCCCGACCCGCTGGACGAAGGGAACTGGCTCATTCCCGCCATGGCTTTTGCCGATGCCCCGCCCAAGCCAAAGGCCGGGTTCGCTATCGTTCACACACCTGGCGCTGATCAGGTGTGGAGCCTGGTACCAGATCATAGGGGGATGGTTTACCAGGTCGAAACAGGCGCGCCGCTGCAGTGGGAAGAATTCGGCCCGCTGCCGGACAAACTCACCGCGTCGCCGTACCCTGGACCAGGCCACCGCTGGGATGGGAACGACTGGATCTATGACGATGCGCTGGCTCAGGCGGGGCTCATCGCGGCAGAGCGGGCGTGGCGCGACTCCGAGATTGAGTCGGTCAAATGGCTGCGGGAGCGTCACCGGGATCAGCAGGAAATCGGGGTGGACCCATCCCTGTCTTCGGTTCAGTTCCGCGAGTTGCTGGTGTACATACAGGCCCTCCGCGACTGGCCGCAGACCGCCCAGTTCCCGGCTCTGGATTCACGCCCCACAGCTCCCGGCTGGATCGCTGACCAATCGCAATAACTCCTCTGTGAACCTGTAACGCCCCCTCCTACAAGTACGCGCGCTCGCCCAATCGGCGCGCGCGCGGCAGCCTGTGCACTGTCATTCCATCACAGCGCAGGCAACCACCCATGGCCGGTTCAGACTATCTCCACGGCGTGCGGGTCATCGAACTCAACGACGGCACCCGCCCCATTCGTACCATCGCTACCGCAGTCATCGGGCTGGTTTGTACGGCTGACGATGCAGACCCACTCGCTTTTCCGCTGGACACCCCCGTCCTGCTGACAAACGTGCAAAGCGCCATCGCCAAGGCCGGCATTAAGGGCACCTTGGCGAGCAGCCTGCAGGCGATCGCAGACCAGACCAAACCGTACGTCATCGTGGTACGGGTCAAGGAAGGCGCGGACGCCGCCGCTACCACCACCGCGCTGATCGGCAGTACCACTGCAACCGGCCAATACACCGGCATGAAAGCCCTGCTCGCTGCCAAGGCTCGCGTGGGCATGACGCCGCGCATCCTTGGCGTTCCTGGCCTCGACAGCCAGCCAGTAGCTACGGCGCTGGTATCGATCGCTCAAAACCTGCGTGCCTTTGCTTACGTCAGTGCCTGGGACTGTAAAACCAAGGAAGAGGTGGTCGCCTACCGCGAGAACTTCGGCGCCCGCGAAGTCATGGTGATCTGGCCGGAGTTCCAAAACTGGGACACCGTCACCAACAAGACCGTCACCGCGTCGGCCGTAGCCCGCGCCCTCGGCCTGCGCGCCAAGATCGACCAGGAAACCGGCTGGCACAAAACGCTCTCCAACGTCGCCGTCAACGGCGTCACCGGCATCAGCGCAGACGTGTTCTGGGATCTTCAGAACCCGGCCACCGACGCCAACTACCTCAACAGCAACGAGATCACCACGCTGATCAATGAGGGAGGCTTCCGCTTCTGGGGCAGCCGCACCTGCAGCGACGATCCGCTGTTCGCCTTCGAGAACTACACCCGCACCGCGCAGATCCTCGCCGACACGATGGCCGAGGCCCATATGTGGGCCGTGGACAAGCCCATGCACGCATCCCTGGTGCGGGACATCATCGAAGGCATCAACGCCAAGTTCCGCGAGCTGACTGCCCAGGGCTATTTGATCGGCGGCAAGTGCTGGTATCCCGAAGATATCAACGACACAGACACCCTGAAGGCCGGCAAGCTGACGATCGATTACGACTACACGCCTGTGCCGCCCCTGGAAGATCTGACCCTGCGCCAGCGCATCACCGACAGCTACCTGATGCAGTTCGCCAGCCAGATCAATAGCTGAAACGGGCCTCCCCGCAAGGGGAGTTAACCCCCTGCCAAACACCCCGGAGAACGCCGCCATGGCAATGCCACGCAAATTCAAGAACCTCATGTTGTTCAACGACGCCAACATCTACAGGGGTGTCGTCAAGTCCGTCACCCTGCCCGCCCTCGGCCGCAAGATGGAAAAATATCGCGGCGCTGGCATGAACGGCCCGGTCAGTGCTGACCTGGGCATGTCGGACGACGGCATCATGCTGGAATGGAAAACCGGCGGGCTGGACCTGGTCAGCCTGAAGCAGTTCGGCATGGTCAATGCGTCCGGCGTTGCCATGCGCTTTGCCGGTGCCTACGAACAGGACGACACCGGTGAAGTCAGCGCGGTGGAAATTGTCGTGCGTGGCCGTCACGAAACCATCGAAATGGGCGAAGCCAAGCCTGGTGAGGACACCGAGCATTCGATGAAAACCACCTGCACCTACTACAAGTTGACCGTCGACAACGAAGAAATCATCGAGATCGACCTGCTCAACTTCATCGAGAAGGTCGGCGGCGTCGACATGCTTGAAAAACAGCGTAACGCCCTGGGCTTCTGACCCCTTCCCCAAAACCACGTAAACCACTGACCCACAACCTGGAGCGTTACCATGAAAACCGCTGATACCGACCAAAACGTCGCCCCCGAAAAGCCCGACCTGCAGCCGCTGGTCGACGCCAACAAGGTCGTGCTCGACACCCCGATCCTCCGAGGCGCCACCACGATCGACGCCATCACCCTGCGCAAACCCAATTCGGGTGAACTGCGGGGCGTGAGTCTGGCAGAGCTGCTGCAAATGGATGTCAACAGCCTGGTGAAAGTGGTGCCGCGCATCTGCAGTCCTACCCTCACCCCCGTAGAGATCACGTCAATGGATCCCGCTGACCTGTTCGCAATCGGCACCAAGGTGTCTGGTTTTTTGCTGCAGAAGTCGATGAAGACGGACGCATCCCTCGTTGCGTAGAGGACGCCATGGCCGACCTGGCCGTGGTTTTTCACTGGGCACCAGCTGACATGGATCAGTTGGGCCTGCAAGACCTGATGGCATGGCGCGAGCGCGCCAGGGTGCGGAGTTCCACCGATGGCGAATGATCTGAGACTTCAGGTGCTGCTCAGTACCATCGACAGGGCCACCCGCCCGCTTAAGCACATCAGCCAGGGCAGTCTTGAGACTGCCCGCGCCCTAAAGGTTGCGCGCGACAGCCTGAAAGAACTCACCGGCCAGCAAAAAGACATCAGTGCCTGGCGGGTCCAGCGTGCCGCTGCCGAGCAAACTGGCGTAGCCCTCACCGCTGCGCGTGATCGAGTAAAGACCCTCAGTCAGGAATTTGCGGCGACTGGTGCCCCTACCAGAGCCATGACGCGAAGCTTTCAGGCTGCAGTGCGCGAGGCTACGCGTCTCAAGCAGCAGCATCAGCAACAGAGCGAGCAGCTGCAAGGGCTACGCTCCAAGCTCTACGACGCTGGCATCAGCACCCAAAACCTGGGCACACACGAGCGCCAGCTGCGCGAGCAAATCAACGCCACCAACGCCAGTATCAGCACGCAAGGCAAGCGCATGGCCGAGCTGAGCGCCCAGCATAAGCGCGCAGCAATGGCACGCAGCCAGATGGAGAAAACCCAGCGTGCCGCTGGCAATCTCGCCGTGAACGGTGCCGCCGGCTTGGGCGTTGGCTACGCCGCCAGCCGGCCAATCGCCGCCGCAGTGAAAGCCTTTGCGCCAAATGAGGATTCCGCTACACAGCTCAAGGTGTCGATGATGGACGACACCGGCAAGGTCGCCCAAGACTTCCAGAAGATTACCGACCTGGCCACACAGTTGGGTGACCGTCTACCTGGCACCACTGCCGACTTCCAGAACATGATGACCATGCTCCGACGGCAGGGTCTGACTGCGCAGAGCATCCTCGGTGGCACCGGTGAGGCGGCTGCTTACCTCGGCGTCCAGTTGAAGATGGAGGCAACGGACGCAGCAGAGTTTGCCGCCAAGATGCAGGACGCCACGCGAACAACCGAAAAAGACATGATGAGCCTGATGGACACCATCCAGCGTGGGTTCTACGCCGGCGTAGACCCCGGCAACATGCTGCAGGGCTTCAGCAAAATCGCGCCCGTGATGGATGTCATCAAAAAGTCGGGAATCGAGGCGGCGAATGAACTGGCGCCGCTCTTGATCATGATGGATCAGGCGGGCATGGAGGGCGGCTCCGCCGGCAACGCTTTCCGTAAAATCTTCCAGGCTGGCCTGGACAAGGATCACGTAAGCAGCGCCAATAAGATCGCTGCACGCGGAAAGACTGGCGTGTCATTCAAGTTTACGAATGACAAAGGCAACTTTGCAGGTTTGGAGAACCTGTATGCCCAGGTGGAAAAGCTTAAAGCCTTCAACGACGTTGACCGCAACGCCATCATCAAAAAGTTATTCGGGGATGACGCTGAAACCCTGACAACCTTAAACACCATGATGAATAAAGGGCTCGCCGGCTATAAGGAAGTCCAGCAGAAGCTGAAGACTCAAGCCGACCTGCGCACCCGCGTCAATGAGCAACTCGGCACACTCACCAACGTTATGGAAGCTGCAGAAGGTAGCTTCACAAATGCTATGGCTGAGTTTGGTGCTGCGGTGGCGCCGGAGCTGAAGAGCCTGATCAACACCTTGGGAGAAGTCGCCAACAGCGCCGGCCGGTGGGCCCGTGATAACCCGAAGCTTGCCGGGGGCCTGGTCAAGGTCGTGGCCGCAATTGCTGGGCTTGCGTTCGTCCTCGGCGGCCTGGCACTGACGATGGCGAGCATGCTGGGTCCATTCGCAGTGCTGCGTTACGGCATGACGATGTTCGGACTCCAGGGGGGTGGCATCGCCAAAATGCTGGGCCGCCTTTTACCAACCATGACAGGCCTTGCCCGCAATGCGCTTCCTATGTTGGCCCAGGGTGCCGTGATGCTCGCCTCAACATTAGGTAGCGCCTTCAGTGCTGTAGGTGCTGCCATCCTGGCTACGCCTATCGGCTGGATCGCGGCAGCAATCGCCGCACTGGTAGCTGTAGGGTTGCTTGTCTACAAATACTGGAAGCCGATCCAGGGTTTCTTCATCGGCTTCTGGCAGGGGCTTACAGCAGCTCTGCAACCCGCGCTCGCCGGATTCAGCAAGTTCGGCGACCTGTTGGCCAGCCTGGCGAGAGCTGCCTATTCCATACCTGTGGTTGGAACCGCGATACGGCTGCTGGGCAGTATCATCAAGCCGTTGTTTGACATGATTTCCGTAGGCATCAGCAAGGTGATTGGGTGGTTCAGCGATCTGCTGACACCGGTTGAGGACGTCGGCGGCGCGGCCCAGTCGATGGGTCAAAGGTTCGGCACAGCAATCGGCAACATGATCATGACGCTGCTGCAGAGCATCGGCTCGATCGCCACCGGCGCAGTCAACGTCTGGACCACTATCAAAGACAGCTTCGACAAGGGGCTGGCAGGCATCCTGCAACTGATCATCAACTTCAGCCCGCTGGGGCTGTTCTACCAGGCCTTCGCCGGAGTGATGAACTACTTCGGCGTAGAGCTGCCTGGGAAATTCACTGAGTTCGGGGGCATGATCGTCAACGGGTTAGTGAACGGCCTGACGGCCGGCCTCGGCGCGGTGAAAAACGCTATCGGGTCGATCGGTGACTCCAGTATCGGATGGTTCAAGGAAAAACTCGGCATACACAGCCCGTCGCGGGTATTCGCGGAGTTGGGCGGGTTCACCATGGCTGGACTCACTCAAGGCTTGGAGGGCGGCCAGAAAGGTCCGCTCAACGCACTGACCAGCATGACCAAGCAGCTCACCGCAGCAAGCACCCTGGCCTTGGGTGCCGCCGCCATGCCGGCATTCACGGTGGACACCACGCCGCCGATCAGCAGCTCACCTCCGGTAGCCGTTCACGATAGCCACGACACTTACGAATTCAACATCACAGCGGGGCCTGGCACCGACCTGCAAAGCCTTGAAAAGACCGTGCGCGCCCTGATGGCCCGTATCGAAAACGAAAAGAAGGCGCGTCAGCGCAGCAAACTTTCTGACCGGGAATAATCACCATGATGATGGCACTCGGCATGTTCGTGTTTAGCCTCAGCACTGCCGCCTACCAAGAGCTGCAGCGCCAGACCGATTGGCGTCATGCCAGCAACAACCGCGTCGGCGCCGCACCAGCGCGGCAATTTGTTGGTCGTGGTGAAGACACCATCACCCTGCCCGGCATCATCTTCCCCGAGCTAGCCGGCAGCGCCCTGAGCCTGGACGCGATACGGCTGATGGCAAACACCGGCAAGGCCTGGCCGATGGTTGAAGGCAGCGGCCGGATATACGGCCTGTGGATAATCGATAGCCTCAGCGAGACCAAGACGATCTTTTTCGACGACGGCACCGCGCGGCGTATCGAATTCACACTTAGCCTCAAGCGCATCGACGATGACCGCATCGATCTGATAGGCGCCGGTACCAGCATCGGCGTCAACATTCTGCGAGGCCTGCTGTGATCGAATCCGTCATCTCCAAGGTTACCGGCTACGTGCGCAGCACGGCCGAAGGGTACGCGCGGGATGCGGCCTATCCCGTGCCGGCGTTTCGTCTCACCGTTGACGGGCTCGATATCGCGTACATGGTGAGCCCGCGACTGATGAGCCTGGAGCTGACCGACAACAGGGGTGTTGAGGCCGACCAGCTCAGTATTACGCTCAGCGACCATGACGGCCTCCTGTCGATCCCACCCAAGGGGGCGGTGCTTCGATTGTGGCTTGGGTGGAGCGATACAGGTCTGGTGGACAAAGGCACATACACCGTCGACGAGACCGAGCACAGTGGTGCGCCGGACGTGCTCAGCATTCGCGCTCGATCAGCAGACCTGCGCAAGGGCCTAAAAACCAAGCGCGAGCGCAGCTGGAGCAACACCACGCTGGGCAAAGTCATTGGCGATATCGCTATGGGTAACAACCTAACGTCGACCGTAGCGGGAGCCCTAGGCGCACTGCCAATTCTGCAGCTCGACCAGGCCAATGAGTCTGATGCCAACCTGATCAGTCGCTTGGGGGAAGAGTTCGATGCGGTGGCCAGCGTGAAGGCCGGGTGCCTGTTATGCATGCCAGCAGGCGGTGGCAAGACAGCCAGCGGGCTGAACCTGCCGCACATCACCCTCACCCGTGCAGACGGCGACCAGCACCGCTACCTACAAGCGGACCGCGACAGCTACGACGGTGTGCGCGCTTACTACTACGACGTGAACAGCGCCAAAAAGCAGGAAGCTATTGCCGGCGGCGGCGACAATTTGAAGGACCTGCGGCACACCTACAGCGACCAACAGTCAGCGCTACGGGCTGCCAGATCAGAGTTTCGGCGCCTACAACGGGGTAGCGCCACCCTCACCTACAACCTGGCCGTGGGCCGGCCGGACCTCATCCCTGAACTGACCTATACCCTGCAGGGTGTAAAAGACGAAATTGACGAGATCATTTGGTATGGCGGCAACGTACATCACAGCTTGAGTGCGGATGGTGGATATACGGTGAGCCTGGAACTGGAAAGCAAGCTCCCGGAGGACAACGTTGAAGACCTGGCGGAAGAGAGCAAAGGCGATTACACGGGGGTCATCGCGTATTACCGCGACCAAAAATCCGGGAAGGAAAAGACGATTACTGCGGGGGATCAGACGAGGCCGAGGCGATTGCACTGGCTGTATGCCAGTGAGAAAACGGCCAAGCGCGCCGTAGATCGGGAGTGGAAAAAGATGAAAACCGCCGAGGTATAACCTCGGCGATAATTTAAATTACTATTTCAGTCGGTGCGCCAATTCAACCACGTCTCGGTACTGGCCTAACCTCTCAATTCCATCGCTATTTATAACTGAATAGTAAATGCCTGATCTCCAGCTCGGTATCTGGGAAGTGAGCCCCTGCAATTCCTGCTCATCTGAGTTGAGCAACGTCAAATAGAAGAGAGCAATTTCCATAATCGATGGAAGCTCTGTTGAAAATGAAAAAGTGACAGTGTGTCCACGCTCCCTATCAAACTCCGCCATCGCTGCTCGCCACTTATCGGGCCTCTTTAAATCATCATATTGACCTGATTTAGACGCCTTAAAAAAAACGAGATAAGCCAACCAGAAAAAGTGCACACTACCACCGATCGCATCAGCAGCACTTTTGATCTGCTTGATATAATTATACAACTCTCGAAGCTCAACTTTGAAATATTTTACCAAGCCAACCACTATAAGCTGATTTTCTGTGACCCCGCTCAAAAAACTAGTAATAGTGTGTTTTCTTGCCTCAATAACTGGAACTCTATCAAAAGAATTGTACGCCACGCGCCCTGTAATATTAATTTGCAATTTTATCGAGTTTATCTCTGGCAAACTACCACACACCAAAGAAAGCACATTCGTATTATCCAAATTATATTCAGCATCAAAAAAACGATTCAAATATTGTTCTGAAGAGAAGCCTTGCCCATAAACAGCGCGAATTGAATGGGCAAGCTGTTTCGAATCAGACGCAATTATGAATCGGCATCCCTTTATTTCGAAAAAGTGCTTAATGCGCTCCAGCAATTCTATAGCATACGTTGGACGACACCTATCAAGCTCATCGATAAATATAAACGCAGGCGCATCTAATTGATTATCCTCCGCAGCCTTAGATAGCGTAGCAACTAAAGATTTTTTAAAGTCCTCAACCTGCTTCGTCGTCTTAGCTTGATCCTCTATAAGCGAACCCACTAGACTACCTGCAGAGTCAGCCGCATCATCCGTAATACCGTCGCCTATTAAATCCTCAATTTCTACACCGACATATTTTCTAACGAGCCCTTTCGCTATCAAAGGCATAGCTTTTTTCAAAATCCCGGTGCTTATGTCAACAGCCCGCTGACCTGCCTCAGTAGCAGTGATATCAAGCTTATCTTTTGTTTGCTGCTCTATGCACGTAACAAGAGCCAACAATGGCTCTGCAGAATAGTCTGTTTCCCATGCGTTGAAAAAAACACAGACGTGCTTTTTACTGAGCTCTGCTTTCCAACGCTCGAGAAAAAATGTTTTACCTGAACCCCAAGGTGAATTGACATTCAAAACTTTGACATGCTCATTTGCGAGAATATATTTTGTTAGAAAATCACAACTAGGCTTTCGCCCCATAAAATCATCTGCCCAAACATCCACTTCGCCGGTCATTCCCTTTCTCCATATTCCATACAGTGCGCTTTCTGAATTTTACAAACCCGAAATATTTTTCGCGAATCGGAGGTTACTGCTCCGTTGCGAGAGCAAAAACGTTTAATATTCGGAGTACATCCGCTCGATGCTGGCTGCTGATCGTTCTGAATATTGCCAGCAACATTAACTCCTGATTACTGAGGCAGCCTAGATCTACGGTTGGCACTTGTTCCTCTAATACACCGCTGTTCTCCATCATGCGAATACTCCTTTCACACGCAAAGGGGGCTCGGTGCCTACATGGCACCGTTAAAGTTTCCCCGGGGAACAGCTAATTTCCACCACGTTTTGCTGTGTCATCGGCCCACATTGAAAAAATATGTGTGGCGTTACGTCACTGCGCCGGCTTGAACGGAGGCAGCGTCATGTAAACGCCGTTCTCACCCCAGCCTTGCAAGTCGCCGCTGGCATCAACGACGTAATACTCGTTGAAGCTGGTTTCTGGGTCATCCAGGCGCAACCCACCATCCGGCAGCTTTTTGCCTACATAAAAGTCAGTATTCTTTCCACCGCTTGGGAAGATAGAGTCGATCACATACTTGTCGTTTAGCTTGAACAGCACCATCACATGCCCCAGCGCGCCGTCACGCAGCCAGCTTCCGATTCTGTTGGGATAGGCTTTCAGATCAAGAGCCGCAAGTGCTTGGTAATCCTTTGCACCCAGGCCGATCAATGAAGATCTGTAGTCAGGATCGAAACTAGCGCTGGCCCAATAAGCCTTATCGGTTTGCCCTGCAACACGAAAGCCGATAAAGGTTTTTTCGACCTTGAATTTCGTGTCGGCGCGAATGGCTTTTGCAACTTCAACCAGCTCGGTATCACTGAGACGCTTTGGCAGCGTGACCTCAACCTTGCGGGGCCTGCCTTCACGAAAATCATCTCTGGTAATGGAATATGCAGAGGGGACAGCAGCATCTGATGAAGCTTTCTGTGCGACCTTCTGGACGTGTTTTTCCTTACCACCACCCGAACACATCGACACTGTCACAACGATAATGACCAGCAGAATTACAAATCCGAAAACCTGCTGGCTCACAGTAACGCCGGGGTTCTTTACACCACAGCTAGGGCAAACTTTCGCAGTGTTGTCCACTCCGTGCTTACAGGATTTACAAAGCTTCAGCGCCATTCTTTTACTCCATTAACTTCCATGAAAAAACCGACCTTCATGGTCGGCGTGCTCTATCCATCCGCCTATAGCTACTTCGCTCAGTTTCCGCCTTTCGCAGCGGTTGAAACCGCGACGCTGGCGAATGCTGAAGCCATCCGCAGCAATACCTGACGATCGGCCTCACCCACTGCCTCATACAGCTTGAGGAACTCCATAGCCTCGCCACCGATGCTATCCGTTGCCTGTGGCTTACGTTCCCCAGTCACCACATAAAGAATGTCGACGCCTTTCTCCGCTACCGCGGCGAGATAGTTTGCGTCCGGGCTCCGATCACCTTTTTCGTAGTTGTACTGGCTGTTTTTGGAGGCCCCAGCAACGGCCGAAAACTCAGTCTGGCTGAACCCTAAGCGCTCCCTTTCCTCTTTGAGGCGGTCACCAATACCCACATTTGTCTCCATCAAGACTTGACGATCACACGAACATGGGAAATACTTCGCACGTCATCACACGAAACCACACGAAACGAGACTATGCCGAACGCATCCCCAATCGAGCAAGCATGCCAACAGGCCCGTGACCGTCTCGCCCGTCTCGGGATATCCGCCAAAGACTGGGCTGAAGAACACGAATTCAACCCGTCGACGGTCTACGCGGTTTTGAACGGGCAGAAAAAGTGCCTGCGCGGCGAAGCTCACCGCGCGGCTGTATTGCTCGGAATCAAAGACGGCCAGATCACAAGTTAGGGCCTCTGGCTCCAGGGGAAAACCAGAAGATGAAGCGCCCAGTTCTAGACAGCAGAAAGAGCGTCGTTATGGCCGTCATCGGCGCCTACCCGGGCGGTCGGGTGTACGCCTCGGCAGACCTCGGCATGCCCCTAAAGAAGTTCGACAACCATGCCTACGAGAACGCAGGCAGCCGTCCCCTGACCGATGAACACATTCATCGCTTGGAGCAGGTAGCCGGCACCACGTTCCTGCCCGACTACATCGCTTCGATGTACGGCGGCATGTTCGTACCGCTGAGCCTCCCGGAGACGCTGGATAACATCGAGCTGTACAGCCGCTCGCTCAAAGCCTCGGCCCAGCGCGGCATGGTCGACCAGATCATGTCTGCCGCCCTGGACGACGGCGTTATCGAAAAGCGTGAGGCGGACGCCATCACAACCGCATTGATCGCCTACATGTCGGCCCGCTACGCCGAGGTGTTCGCGACCATCCAGCTTTACAGTCAAGGGGCCGTTTAGTGAGTACATACAAGCTGGTGTGCCCTTGCTGCAACAGTTCCATGCGCATCCGTACCTCCGAGGGGCAGACACCATGCTTCCGCTCGATGTACTCGGAATGCACCAACTTGCTCTGCGGCGCCACCTTCTCTGGCTCGTTGGTTTGGGAATATCAGCTCAGCCCCTCGGGCATTGAGCGGCCCCTGACGGTTTTGCCCACGGCGCCGACCAAAGTTCGACTCCTTGCCCGTCAGAACCTCAAGTCGAAAAACCTTCAACCCGATCTGCTGGAACAACTGGAAATGGAGGCCGCACCTGTATGAACACCATCGCCCTGACTACCAACCCCGCCAGCGACTACCGAGCCGCAATGCAACAAGCGGCCTTGGCCTACCTCTACCGTCACCGGTGCGAACATCTTGCCGGCGATAACCAGCTTTTAGAGAACTGCACTCGTTACTTGACCCAATCGCTGGAGGTGCCCACGCACCTGGTGAAGCGCATCGCTGAGCTGGCGGTGGCCGAATTCGAAAGCATGACCTGCAAGCGTGTGGCTTGGCTTGGCATTCATCCCGCCAGCGGCCCTTTCCGCCCGGTGATCTTGCTGCTCGACAATTGCACCCAGCAGCGACATCCCGTTTCAGCGCGTTTGCTCCCTACACGCCTACTGCTGACTCGCAACCTCCCGCACTAATCCCAAACCCTCCCTGTTTGATGCCCGCACCGCGTGGGTAGGGGAAATTTGCAACTTACTGGTGGCCGAAATGAGCAAAATCACCATAAAACTCGATCTGGACGAACAACAGGCGCAGCACTACCTGTTGTGGTTGACCAGTCAGTACGAAGTCACAATGGCTGATATTTGGTACTCCGACCGGTACCGGAACGTGCCAAGTGGTCAGCGAGCGCCGAAGGTACTTGAGGACTTGCCCTACCTTGCAGGCATTTGCAAGACGCGCAGCGAGCTGAAAAAACAGCTCGTTGCTACGGCTGCGGGGCATGTGCAGTGATTCGCAAGCCCATGGAAGACAAGATCCGCGCTGACGTGCTTCAACGCCTGGAGTCCGATTACGGCCTTCAGCACATGAAAGGCACGCATTACATGCGTAAGGGCACCTGCCCGCAGTGCAATCAGAAACGTTTGTTCTCGCGCCACGATGAACCCTGGTTCATCCGCTGTGGCCGCGAGAAAAACTGCCGGTACATGGCTCCCACCAAAGAGCTGTACCCGGACCTATTCGACGACTGGAGCAAGCGTGCACCGGCCACCCGTGACGAGCCTGCAGCTAGTGCAAAAGCGTACCTGACCTTTTCCCGAGGCTTACGCGTTGAGTTGATAGAAGGCTGGTACACCCAGGAAAGCTACTTTGATCGCGACCTGAATATTGGCTCTGCAACCGTGCGCTTCCCCCTGGAACACGGCGGGTACTGGGAGCGCTTGATTGACCAACCGTCACGGTTCGGAAAGAAGAAGGCCCGCTTCCAACCCCTCAAGAGCTACAGAGGGCACTGGTGGTGCCCGCCTTGCCTGGATCTGCTTGAAGTGCAAGAGCTATGGATCGTTGAAGGCATCTTCGACGCCATCGCGCTCATTCAAAACGGCATCTCAGCCGTGGCCGCTCTTTCGTCAAACGCCTTTCCAGAGGAATCGCTGAAGGCGCTGATCACCGCACGCGGCGGTAAAACACCCAAGTTGGTTTGGGCCTTGGACAACGAGCCAGGCGCTCAAAAATACACACGCAGCTGGGTAAAACGCGCCCGTGAACTCGGCTTTACCTGCGATGCAGCCCAGGTCCCACAGCCGGATGCACGCAAGGTCGATTGGAACGATCTGCATCAGCGCTGGGCATTTATTGACGACGAAAAAGCGCGTGCAGAGCGTATCGAAAAAGACCTGAAAGAGGCCCGCCACCAGGGCGCCCTGCTGATTGCAGAGAGTGCCGGCGACAAGGCAATGCTCATGTACCAGTGGCGGGAGCGGGAGGAGTTCCACTTCTGTTTCGACTCCCGCCTGTACTGGTGGAAATTGGATATCGCGAAATACAACAGCGCCAAACAAGCGCTGGAGAAAAGCGATGACCGGGAAGCCCAGGTGCTAAACGAAAAGCAGCTCCGGGAGAAAGCGCTGAACGTGGCCGGCTGCGTCGTCGAAATCGCCAACTGCTACCCCAAGGCCCTCTATTTCCAGCGCAACGAGATCACCGACGAGTCTTGGTACTTCTTCCGCGTCGACTTCCCGCACGACGGCGGCTCGGTGAAAAACACCTTCACCGGCGGCCAGGTCGCCGCCGCCAGCGAATTCAAAAAAAGACTTCTCGGCATGGGTGCAGGGGCCGTGTTCACCGGCAGTGGACAACAGTTAGACAAACTCATGAAAGACCAGCTTTTCGGCATCAAGACCGTTCAGACCATCGACTACGTGGGCTACAGCAAGGAATACCACTGCTACGTGTTCAACGACGTCGCCGTCCGCGAGGGCCAGGTCATCCACATCAACGAAGAGGAGTTTTTTGAGATGGGCAAGCTGAAACTCAAGACCCTGCAAAAGGGCGTGAAGATCGATCTGGAGAAGGATGGCAAAAAATACGATCAGCAGTGGTTGGGACTTCTGTGGCAGTGCTTCGGCGCGCAGGGCATCGTCGCACTGACTTTCTGGTTTGGCTCACTGTTCGCCGAACAGATCCGCGCTCGGTACCAGTCGTTTCCGTTTCTTGAAGCCACGGGCGAAGCCGGCGCCGGCAAGACCACCTTGCTCACCCTGCTCTGGAAACTGGCGGGCCGGGACGGTTACGAAGGGTTCGATCCGTCCAAATCCACCAAGGCCGGCCGCAGCCGCTTAATGGGCCAGGTCTCCGGCATGCCAATTGTGCTGTTGGAGTCTGACCGCAGTGGCGACGACAAGGCCCACGCCAAGACCTTTGAGTGGGACGAACTCAAGGACTACTACGGCGGTGGCACGCTGGCGACCAAGGGCGTTAAAACCGCCGGTAACGAGACCTACGAGCCCCCTTTTCGCGGCACGATTGCCATCAGCCAGAACGCCCCTGTAGTGGCGTCCGAAGCGATCATGACCCGGATTGTGAAGCTGCACTTTGTGCGCCCAAATGTGACGCCTGAGAGCCGTGCGGCAGCAGATAGGCTCAATGCACTGGAAGGCTCAACGCTAAGCAACTTTGTGCTGCAGGCCGTTCGCAAAGAGCTGGAAGTGATGGACCTGTTCGCCCAGCGCCTGCCTGGCTATGAGGCGAAACTGCGAAACCTGCATTCGCATTGCTTCGCCTGCGAGACTCCGTTTCACGACGAGCAAAGCGATTGTCACCACTGTGGCAACAAGCTGCGCGGTTACATCCGCGTGGAGCGGATCAACAAGAACCACGCCCAGTTGCTCGCCCTGCTCGACTGCCTGTGCATGGTGGTGCCTCTGACTGAACCGCAGGTCAGCCACACCCGCACGCAAATTATTCGCATGGCGATCGAGCGCCAGTCGTCGATCAGCTCCGACCACCCGGTAGTGGCTGAATTCTGGGAAGTGTACGAGTACCTCGAAGGTCTCGACGCCGACGGCCCGGTGGTCAACCACAGCAAGAAAGACAACATCATAGCCATCAACCTCAACGACTTCGTGAAGTGCGCCGCCGATCATCGCCAGAAGATCGCAGACGTCAGCGAGTTGCGCGAGCGCCTGAAGGACTCCCGCTCCCGGAAGCTGCTCGACATCAACAAAGCCACTGACAGCGCGGTACGGGCTCACCAGGCCAAGACCAGCAACGCAGTCATCACCAAGCAACCCATCGTGAAGTGCTGGCACTTCCAGGCCTGACCAATCAACAGCAACACCCGCCAGGCGCTGCAACGCCGGCCACCACCCAAAGGAGAAGCACCATGCACGTACAAGTCATCACCGGTGACGGCGAAAAGGGGGAAACCAACCGCCTCCGGCATCTGAAAGAGCTGAAGGCCTGGTTCAACGAGTCAGGGAAGATTATTCACGCCGAAGCCTACGACCCTGCCGGGTTGATCGCGATCCTGGAGGTTCGTGCGGTAAGCGATAAAGAAATTCTGGTGCTGGAGTGCAGCCGGGGACAGATCCAGGCAGTTCTGGAATGGCAGTCAGCAACTGATGAGGCTGTTGAGTTTGAAAACCTGCTGCTGCACGTGGTGCGCAAGCAAAACCCAACCGGCGAAAGCCGATAAGAAGGTGGTGTCGAGGGGCTGCAACCCCTCGACACCGACCACCCAAAGGAGAAGCACCATGCAAGTGAATCACCCCCAAGGCGGCGCCGTAGAGGCTACCACAACCCCGCTGGCTATCGGCGACATGGTCAGCTACGTCGCAATGAGCGGCGGCGGTCGGGAATATCGTTTGAGCGCTCGTACAGGCGTGATCGTCGCCATTGATGGCAATGTTGCAACCCTGCGCGCCGGGAACGGCCGCACTGTCACACAACCACTCGACAAGCTGACTCCAGACGGCCAGCCCAATGCACTGACGCGCATGGTTATGGGAGATTAATGTATGACCGTATTCCTTCTGCTCTACCTGTGCGCGGATGCGACCCACACAGACTGCCAAGTAGTGCTGGCTGATAACTGGAACGGCCCTAACGCCTACGAAAAATGTGCCGACGTCGTGTCGGGATTTACAGAGGCGCTGACTGTACCCAATCGGAAAAGGCATCGGTTCGTGTGTGAGATCCGAGACAACGGAGCAAAACCCGCAGAACACAAAGTGCCACCGGCATTTATTCATCAATCTTTTCGGATGTGAGGGGGCAGCCATGAAGACTGCATTCATCCTCATGGCGCAATACGACGGCCAGGCAATCATCCCGCTGGAGCTGGTGTGCCGGGACTACTTCACGCACCTAACGCCGGAGATGTTCCAACGCAAGGTGATGAGCGGTCAGATCAAGTTGCCCATAACTCGCCTGGAAGGTAGTCAAAAGTCGGCCAAGGGCATTCACATCTCCGATTTCGCCACCTACCTCGACTTGCAGCGCGCCGCGGCTGTAAAGGAACACAACCAGCTCAACGGGATAAAACACGCCGTTTGAGCCACTTCTCTGATGCGGCGCCCAGTTGGACGGGCGCCCTCAGTATCTTCTCGTGCCATTCCCAGCCCACATAGCGGTCACCCTTACCACGCAGGTGGGTGTAGCGCCGCATCGAATTCCAATCCCGATGACCAGACACGCTCGCCACGCGAGGGATGTCCCAGTCCATTTCAAACAGGCGGCTGACGCCTTCATGCCGAAGGTCGTGGAAGTGCAGGTCCGCAATTTCCAGGAATTTGCAGGCTTTGGCCCAGGACGTGGAGATGGATTCAGGGCTGTAGGGGAAGATGTCCTCGCCCGCCTTGGGCATGGTCTGGAGGATCTGCCACGCCTCGTCTGGAAGGTAGCACCACACGTCGTTGCCGATCTTCTGGCCGGGGTTCTTCATATCGCGCACCAGCACGCGCTGGCCAGGATCGTCGACGTCGGTCCAGCGGATGCGGGTTATTTCATCCAGCCGTCGTGTGGAGAACAAGGCAAAGCCAACGACCTTGAGCATATTGATGACGGTGGGGCGTCGCGCCTGCATGGCCTGGTAGTGCGTCAGCACCCTGCCCAGCTCGTCCAAAGTGGGCCGGCGGTCACGCTCGCGGCTTTTCAGGTTGTAGCCCAGCTTACGCAGCACCCGACGGGCGCCGCCCATGGTGAGCGGATCGACCTGGTAGCCCCAGGCATCTTTGGCGATCGCCAGAACGGCACCGAGGTGCGCCAGGTCGTTGCCGGCGGTTTGCGGCTGGACACCGCCACCCTCGCGGCTCATCCGAAACAGGGCAAAGTCGACCAGGCATTGGGTGGTGACGTCGGTATCGTTTAGTTGGCCGATGTCCATCTTGCCGATGGCTTCGAGCGTGGCCTTCTTGGTTTTGCCCAACGGCCGGGCCTTTCCCACTTCCAACAGGTACTGGTCGATCATGTCTTTGACGGTGACGCCCTTCCGGCTGGCCCGCTCGATCGCACCGGGCTGGTCCAGCTCCGATTCACGCTTGCGCGTCCACGCTTGGGCGGCCTGTTTCCGGGCGAAGGTCTGGATCTCTTGGTAG